TTTCGTCTATCAGTTATATCTCCAAATAGAGGTGCAGTTTTAGGTAGAACTGTTTGTCAAGATAATCGTAGAGTATTCTTTTATGCAGACGATGGTTTTTTTGAAATTAATGGCGATCAAGTAATTTCTATTGGTGCAGAAAAAGTAAATAGATTTTTTGATGTAGATTTAAACAAAGCATTTAGTGATAGAATTTGTGCAGCAGTTGATCCATTTAATCAACTTGCCATGTGGTTATATCCATCAGCTTCTAATACTGCCAATACAACTGGTATATGTGATAAAGTAATTATTTATAATTATGCTACACAAAAATGGTCAACAGCAGATACAAATGCTAGTACAATATTTTCACAGTTTGTGGGTGCTTATACTGTAGAATTAATGGATATTATTTCTGAAAACCTAGATGCTATCAACATTGCACTAGATACAGATTTTTGGAATGGTGGTCAGTTATATTTAGGTGCTATAGATAGTGATTTTAAAGCTGCTATATTTTCAGGCACAGAAAATGAAGGAACTATAGAAACCAGAGAATTAGAGTTGTTTCCAGGACATAGAAGTAGTATAACAAATGTTAGACCAATTGTTGATGCTACATCTACTGTTACTATTAAAAGCAGAGAAAGATTAGCAGATACAGCTACAGAATCTTCATCATCTACTATGGTTACAAGTGGTGATAATCCAGTAAGACAATCTGGTAGATATTTTAAAATTAAAATAACAACACCTACTGGTTCAGTTTGGACTAATGCACAAGGAGTTGATATAAATGCAACAAGAATTGGATTGAGATGACAGAAAAAACTGATATAGATAATGTTAGATATAGTTTTGAAACTCAAGAGTTCTTTCAAAGACAAATTGAAGAAGCTATTAATACATTAATTAATGATCGTAACAAAGAAAGTAACAAGGCTTTCGCATGGTTTATAGGAGAATAGATGCCAACTAATATAAAAGATTATTCAACAACACAAGCTAGTAACACATCACTTAATGGTATTTCAACAGCAGAAGGAATGTTACCTTCTAATCTAAACAATGCAATTAGAGCATTGATGAAAAATACTAGAGATTGGTTTAATGATGCACAATGGATTGAATATGGTGATGGTGATGGTTCTTTTACTGCTGCTTACGCATCAGCAACTTCTTTTACAATAGCTGGTGTAGATGTAACTTCAATTTATCATGCAGGTAGAAGAATTAAATTAACTGCATCAACACCAGGTACAATTTTTGGAACAATTGCTAGTTCATCTTTTTCAACAAATACAACAGTCAATGTAACTTGGGATAGTGGTTCACTTGCTAATGAAGCAATCACTCATGTTTATATTGGTGCTTTATCAAAAACAAATTCATCTATACCAACAGAAATTATTGGTACAACAAATATAAGTGATAGTGCTATTACAACTGCAAAGATTGCAGCAGATGCTGTTAATGGTTCTAAAATTGCAGATGATAGTATTGATAGTGAACACTATGTAGATGGTTCAATAGACACAGCTCATATTGCAGATGCACAAATCACTACTGCTAAAATTACAGATGCAAATGTTACAACAGCTAAAATTGCTGCTGATGCAATAGATGGTACAAAAATAGCTGATGATAGTATTAACTCTGAACATTATGTTGATGGTAGTATAGATACTGCACACATTGCAGACTCTCAAATTACAACTGCAAAAATTGCAGACTCACAAATTACTTCTGCTAAAATAACAGATGGTGCAATTGTTGATGCAGACATTAATGCTAGTGCTGCTATTGATGCAACTAAAATACATGATGGTACAATTTCAAATACAGAGTTCGGACATCTAAATGGTGTTAGCTCAAATATTCAAACACAACTAGATGCAAAAGGTGCATCAAATGCAAATTTAAATACTATAGGTGGTTTATCAAATTCAGATGGTAATTTTATAGTTGGTAGTGGTTCAACATGGGTAGCAGAGGCAGGTTCAACTGCAAGAGCATCATTAGGACTAGGAACTATATCAACACAAGCTGCAAATAGTGTAGCTATATCAGGTGGTACAATTACAGGTCTTGGTGCACCTTCATCAGGATCAGATGCAGCAACTAAAACTTATGTTGATGATCTGGTTACAGGATTAAAAACAAGAATTATTACAAGAGTGGCGACAACAGCAAATATTAATTTATCAAATGCTTTAGAAAATGGTGATACACTAGATGGTATTACACTTGCTACAGGAAATAAAGTTTTAGTAAAAAGTCAAACAGATGCTACTGAAAATGGTATTTATAATGTTGTAGCTTCAGGTACTGCTACAAGAGATACAGATTATGATACTGTTGCAGAATTAGCAGGACAATTAGTTATTGTTCAAGAAGGTTCAACTAATGCAGATAAAATATTTTTATGTACTACTGATAACTCTGGTTCTATTGGTTCAGTAAATATTGTATTTACAGTTGTTGAACCATCAAATGTTGGAGATGTAACATTAAATGGTGTTCAAACATTAACAAACAAAACTTTAACTTCACCAGTTATTTCTGATATTGTATCAGTATCTAATGGTAATATATCTGTATTACCTAATGGATCTGGTAAAGTTTTATTAGATGGTGATGGTTCATCAGGTGGTGTGGCTGTTACAGATGGTTTAGTAGAAATTAAAACAGGAACTGGTAGTGTTGCTAAAGTTAAATTTTATTGTGAATCATCAAATGCTCATGCTCAAACATTACAAGCAGCTCCACATTCGGCAGCTAGTTCAGCAGTTTTAACATTACCTACTGCTACAGGAACTTTAATTGGAACTGGTGATACAGGAACTTTACCATTAACTACTATAGATATTGATGGTGGTACAGATATTGGTGCAGACCTAACTACATCTGATCTAATTGTGGTAGATGATGGAGCTGGTGGTACTAATAAAAAAGCAGCTTTATCAAGAGTTGTAACATTAATGTCAGCTCAAGGATTTTCAACTGACGATCCAACAGCTCTTGCAATAGCTTTAGGATAATATATAAAACAATAATTAAGGAGTAACAAAAAAAATGGCGAACACTTTTAAGACAGTAACATTTGCAGCAGAACCTGCTTCAGCAGGAACTCCTTATGTTATGTACACAGTAGCAACTAGCACAACAACAGTTGTATTAGGATTGGTACTTGCAAATATTCACACAACAGCAATTACAGCAGAAGTAGAATTAGTTTCTACAACCTCAAATAGAGGTGGTGCTAACAATGTAGCTAATGGCACATCAATGTTAGTTAAAGATGTATCTATACCATCTGGAAGTTCATTAGAGCTTTTATCTGGTGGTAAAGTTGTATTAGAAGCTGGAGATAAAATTCAAATAGATTGTTCTGTTGCTGATAAATTATCAGGCACACTTTCTATAATGGAAATTACATAGGAGTTTTAATTGGCTTATATTGGAAACAAACCAGCTAACAAAGCAGTAGTTGCAAGTGATCTTGATCCAGCAGTTATTACTGGTCAAACAGCTTTAGCAGTAGCTCCTGCTGATACAGATGAATTTTTAATTAGTGATGCTGGAGTTTTAAAAAGATTAGATGCTAGTTTAATTGGTGGTGGTGGAAAAGTTTTACAAGTTGTTAGTGCTATAGATACAACAATGAGAAGTACAACTTCTACAAGTTATGTAACTGCTTCAAACACTTTAACACAATCTATAACACCAAGTTCAACATCATCTAAAATTTTAATTTTAGCTAGTGTTACTGTTAAAGTTACAGCATCTGATGGATATGCTTGTCTTGGAACAATATTTAGAGGTGGAAGTGATATTGCTACTAATGCAAATGGAATGCTTATTGAAGCAGCTAGAGATAGTAATTATGCTATAGGTTTAAATCATATAAGTTTTTTAGATAGTCCAAGTTCAACATCATCATTAACTTATGATTTTAGATTTAAGTCAGAAGATTCTAGTCGTACAGTACAAATTAGTACAGGTTCTACTCAATCATCTTTCATTTTAATGGAAATAGGAGCATAATATGGCAACAACAAACGCAATATTAAAAGCAATAAAAATTATAAATCCTAACGCAGAAGTTTCTATATCTGAAAATGATTTAGATACTATTGTTTGGGAAAATGGAACAAATCCAATTTCTAAATCTGATATAGAAGCAAAATTAGAACAAGCACAAAATGAATTAGATGCAGAAGCACAAGCTAAAATAGATAATAAAACATCAGCACAAAACAAATTAAAAGCATTAGGTTTAACTGATGCTGAAATAGAGGCATTATAATATGGCATATATAGGTAGAGAACCACAAGTAGGAAACTTTCAAGTCTGTGATGCTATATCAGTAGTTAATGGACAAGCAGCATACACTATGCAAGTAGGTGGTGCTAATGTTTCTCCAGAAACTGCTAATCACATGATCGTATCTTTAAATGGTATTATACAAGCACCAGGTAGTTCTTATACTGTATCTGGTTCTACAATTACTTTTGCATCAAACCTAGTTACAGGTGATGTTATAAACTTTATTCATATACTAGGATCAGTTCTTGATCTTGGAGTACCATCTGACAGTACAGTTTCACTTGCTAAACTAACAGCTACTGGAACTAAATCATCTTCTACATTTTTAAGAGGAGATAACACATTTGCAGAAGCTGGTGGTGGTAAAGTTTTACAAGTTTTAACAGATACTGCAACATCGGCAGTTGCAACAACTTCTGGAACTTCAACTTTTGTTGATACTGGTTTAAGCCAAGCTATAACTCCAGCTTCAACTGGTAGTAAAATATTATGTATGGCAAGTCTTTTTCATATAAGAAAAACTGGAGATACAAGTGTTAATTTTCGTTTAATAAGAGGATCAACTAATATTTTAACACCAATTGGAAATTATGATACTGGAGATAGTCAACAATTAACTGAAGTTTGTAGTTTTGTATTTTTAGATAGTCCAAGTACAACAGATGCAACAACTTATAAAGTCCAAATGGCATCAGGTAATGCAAATTTAGCAGCAGATAGTTGTCCAGCTCAATTCATTTTAATGGAGATAGGAGCATAATATGATAACAGATGCAATTTTAAAAATTAATCCAAATGCTAAAGTAGTAGTTAAAGGAAGTGATTTAGATACTTGTACTATTGAATGGTTAGATGGAACTGCTGAAATTTCTAAAGCAGATATACAAGCTAAAATAAATGAAACTCAATATCAAAGAGATAGAGTTTATCCATCTATAACAGATCAATTAGATATGCAATATTGGGATAAAGTTAATGGAACAACAACTTGGCAAGACGCAATAGCAAAAGTTAAATCAGATAATCCAAAGGAGTAAGGCATGGCTCTACTCTTTGCTAACAACAACTCCTTATCAGCAATCACAACTAAACCAAGTGGTTTAAGTGGTGGAGCTATGAACCTTATCTCTACACAAACTGCATCAAGTTCATCTACAATATCTTTTACATCTGGTATTGATAGCACCTATGATGAGTATGTGTTTAAGTTTTATAATATTCATCCAGCTACCGATGGAGCAAATTTTACATTTCAAGCAGATACTGGAACAAACACAAGTTATAATCAAACAATGACTACTACATATTTTAGAGCAGCACATGGAGAAGATGGCTCTGGTGCTAGTTTAAGTTATGATGGTGGTAGAGATCAAGCACAAGGTACTGGATTTCAAGAAGTAATATCTGGTATTGGAAATGATAATGATGGAAATGGAAATGGAACTTTACATATTTTTTCGCCAAGTTCCTCAACATTTGTTAAACATTTTATAATTAGATCATGTACTTCATATACAGATAGTATAGCAAGAGATATGTATATTGCTGGATATTTTAACACAACAACAGCATTAACAAGAGTTCAATTTAAAATGTCATCTGGAACATTTGATGGAGTAATAAAATTATATGGCATTAGTTAAATACAACAACAATAGCATAAGTGCTGTAACCTCTGCTGCTGCAATACCAAGTGGTGCTATGACACATATTAAAACTTTAACTGCTAGTTCTAGTTCTACATTGTCATTCTTAAATGGAAGTTCAGATGTAGTCTTAGATAGCACATATCCAATTTATGTTTTTAAATATATTAATATACATCCAGCAACAGATGAATCAAATTTTACATTTCAAGTAGATACAGGAACAAACACAAATTATAATCAAACAGTAACAAGTACACTTTTTGGTGCATTTAACATTGAATCAGGAGGTGATGATGGTTTATTTTATCAATCCTCAAGAGATCAAGCACAAGGCACAGCTTTTCAAGTATTAAATTATAATTTAGGAAATGGGAGTGATGAACATATAAGCGGTACATTAAATTTATTTAACCCATCATCAACTGTTTTTGTTAAACATTTTACAGCAAGAACCATGTGTTATAATTATGGTAATTATGCTGATGATGGATATTCTGCTGGATATTTTAATACAACAACTGCACTTACAAGAGTTCAATTTAAAATGTCATCAGGTAATATAGATTCAGGCACAATAAAACTTTATGGAATAAAGGATTCATAATGAGCATAGTTAAATTAAATAATAGAGGTGTAAAAAACGCAACTGCTTTTGGTTCTATAACAGGATTAGGCAGTATGGTATTTATTAAAAAGCTAACAGCATCATCTTCTGCTACTTTATCTTTTGTTGATGGTGCAAGTTCAGTTGTCTTGGATAATACTTATAAGGAATATTTATTTACTTTTAAAAATATTCATCCAGCTACTGATGGTGCTAATTTTACTTTTCAAGGAAATTCTGCTGGTGGAAGTGGCTATAACGAAACTATGACAACAACTAGTTTTAGAGCATTTCATAATGAAGCTGGTAGTGATGCCGACCTTGCTTATTCAACAGGAAATGACCAAGCACAAGGAACTTCTTTTCAACAAATAACTGATAATATAGGAAATGTTAGTGATGAGAGTGCAAGTGGAACTTTACATCTTTTTAATCCTAGTAGCTCTGTTTTTGTTAAACATTTTATTGCAACATTTAATACTTATCAAAATAGTAATTATTCTATGAATACGTTTACAGCAGGATATTTCAACACAACATCAGCAATAGACGAAATGCAATTTAAAATGAGTTCTGGCAATATAGATGCTGGAGATATTTGCCTTTATGGTATTGCTTAACAATTAACAATGGAGTATAAATAATTATGCCAAGACATCATAACATAAATGGGAACATAGTTCCTTTTACAGCAGAAGAAGAAGCTGAATGGGATGCTAGAGAAGCAGCTTATGCTAAACAAAAAGCTAATGAAGTTTCTGTAGAATCAAATCCTTATATAGCTAAAAGAAAACTAGCTTATCCTGCAATAGGAGATCAACTAGATATGCTATGGCACTCAATAGATCAAAACCCTGAATTAAAATCTAAATATTTTGATTTTTATGAAGCTATAAAAGCAGTTAAGGTAAAGTACCCTAAAAATGGCTAACATATATAAAAATGCAATGTTTGATCTGACAACGACAAACAAAACAACAGTTTATACTTGTCCTACAGACAGAACAGCTTTAATAAAATCAATACAGATTACAAATATTCACACAGGTAATATTGAGGTAGAAGCATTTACTACAGATAGTTCAGCATCTGATGCAGAGCATGAAGTAGCACATATAAGTCTATCATCTAAAACAGTTGATAATCTTGTAAAAGGATCTATGGTTTTAGAGTCAGGTGATACCTTAAAATTAAAGGCAGCATCTGCAAATAACATAGCAGGTATAGTAAGTTATTTAGAAATATTTGACGAAAAAAGTGCTTAACAATACAGTATTATTAGTGTATTTATGAAACTAGTACGAATACCAACTCAAGAACTTGATAAAACTTGGGGTTTAATAGATAAAGATATTAGACAAGCTCTTGCATATTCAAGTCAACTTACCGATTCAGATTTTGTTTTTGAAACTGCAAAAGAAGATAAGTTTCAAGTATGGATTATCTGGGATAAAAACCAAAAAAAAACAGTAGATAAATATTTTGGTGTAGTGGTAACAGAGTTGATAAAAAGAAAACTTGGTAAAGTTTGTCATATTTATATTGCAACTGGCAGACAAAGACATAAGTGGCAACACCTCATAAATGATATTGAGGACTTTGCAAAAGCAGAAGGTTGTCAAATGATGGAATTGATTGCTAGACCAGGTTGGCAAAAAGTTTATAATAATTATGGGTACAAAAGAACCCATGTTGTTTTAGAAAAAAAAATAAAACAGGAGAAAACAAATGAATAAAAAAAGAGATGTTAGAAAAGTAGAACAAATGATTGGTGATAGTATAAGTTCATTAAGAGAAATAAAAATTAAAAATCCTTTTTTAAAAGTAAGAGGTTCAATAACAGAAGCAGAATTAGAAAAAATAAAAAAATTAATTCCATTTAAAAAAGGAGTATAACATGAGTTTTGGAGGTGGATCATCAGGAGGAAACACAGCAACAACACAAGGTGTAACACCTTACGCAGCAGCAGAACCAGCATTAGGACAAATACTTTCTGAAGCTACAAATTTATATGGACAAGGTGTAGGTGCAGCAGGTTATGTTCCTCCAACACAACAAACATTAACAGGTCTTGCACAACAAGAAACAATGGCAGGAGCTGCTAATCAACAATTAGCTGCAACTCTTGGTGGACAATATTTAAATCCTTTTCTTTCTCCATTAATTCAAAAAACAGCATCAGATATTTCAACTGGTGTTCAATCACAATTTAGTGGTGCAGGTAGAACTCCAACAAGTCCTATGGCACAACAACAAGCATTAGCTCAAGTTGCACAAGCTGCATTACCTTTAGCATTTCAAGAATATGGTCAAGAAAGAGGCAGACAGTTAGGACTAGCAACTCAACTTCCAACTTTATTACAAACAGGACAACAATTAGAAGCTATACAAAGACAACAACAATTAGCTCCATCACAAGCATTACAACAGTATGCAGGTTTAGTATCACCTATTGCATCTGGTTTTCCAACAACAACAGGTCAAGTTAATACAAGAGCTAATCCATTCACAACTGCATTAGGTGGAGCTGTGTTAGGTTCATCAATACCTGGAGTAGGTGCAGTATTAGGTGGAGTTGGTGGATTATTAGGGGGTCTATTATAATGGATAAAATTAAAAAAATTATTTACGACATTCAGACTAAAATTAAAAACAAACCTTCAACACATATTTTTGTTTTATATATTTTAGTTGCAATCGCAATCATTCTATAAGGAGATAAAATGAGTAGAGAATCCTATGGAGGTGGAGGACAGTATGGTGGAGGATCATCAAGTTCATCATCATCTGGAGGAGGAAATGGTGGCAGAGAATCCTATGGGGGTGGAGGACAATATTCAGCTCCTTCTGCTCCATCAGCTCCAAGTGTTAATAGTGGTGTTGATCCAGGTTTTCAAGAAGCATTAAGAAAACAAGCTATTCAACAAGCTAATCCTGCATTTGGCGACCCAGATCCTGAAGTAGATGTATCACCACAAGATAGAGATAGTATTACAAGTTTTTTAGATAATTATTCTGCTAATGTAAAAGCAAATCCTTTTATGGCAGGTACTATTGGTGCTTTAACAACCTTGTATCAAACTCAACAAGCTAAAAATATGTTGATGGACACACCAGGTTATGGGTTTTTAAATGACTATAGTGTTTCTGATGATGGTGTTGTAGGTGGAGATGGAGGATCTGATAGACTTGCAACTCAACTAATAAGTCAATTACCTATAAGTATGACAGGTGCTACACCTCAAGAATCTATGGTCAATCAATACTTTGATAATTTAGGTATGGGTCAACAACCTTTGAGTTCTAATTTGCAAACAAGCTATAATAATGCTAAAAATAATGTAAGTAGTATATTGGGTACAAATCAACAGTTTGGCTATTCTACAGCTCCCTATGGCTTATTAAGTAGCACAAATTTGGCAGACAACCCTTTTAATATACCATACTTACAACAAAGAGGATTAATATAATGGCAATAATGGATGACATAAGAAGAATGATGGCAGAAAGAGCTGCACAAGGTATAGGTACTGGTGGTGGTTTATTTGGTACTACAAATACTCAAGGACAACCAACAGGATTATTAGGTGGATTACAAAATATAAATCCAAATCTTTTAATAGGTGCTGCAATAACAGGATCAGGAATGCAAGGCAAAGATCCTTTTTCTTCAATCTTACCTGCAACATTACAAGCTGCAACAATATCAAAATATTTAACTCCTAAAGATAAAAGAACTAATCTACAAAAAAATTTAGAATCAGCAGGATATGTAGTTGGAACACCTGAATACAAAAAAGCTGTTTTAGCTGCAACTGCAAAAACAGAATCTGGTGCAGGAAGTTTAAATTTAGTTTCTAAATCAAATATTGATAATGCAAAAATATCAGCAGATTATTCATTAAAAGGTTTAAATTTAATAAAAAGAGTTAATGATATAGCTAATAGAAGTCCTGATGCTTTTGGTATTGCTGGTGCTTTTAAAGGATTTGGTAAAGATGTTTCAACAGAAGTTGAAGGAATATATAAAGATGCAATAAATTTATCAAGAGAAGGAACAGGTATTGAATCTGGAGCATTAAGTTTTATAGATAATAAAGATTTTTCAGGAATAAAACCTTTACAAAATTCTTTAAAAATAATTTTAGCAAGATCAAGAAATCCAAACAACAGATTGTTAAAAGATATGTTAGTTGAAGCAGGAGATGATTCTGATTTAAGAGGTCTTGGAGGAGTGCAAAAAGCACAAGAAAAATTACAATTTATAGCAGCAGAATTAACTGATAATGCTATAAGACAATTTAGAGCTGCAGGTATTGGTGATGATGAAATTAAAGAAAAATTACAGCCATTTGAAGATATTTTTAAAAAAGAAATTCAACAACAAAATTCTAATAGTAATAATATTCCACAATTTAAATACGATATTAAAAAGAAAAAACTAATTAAAATAAATTAAATGACACAAATATTTATTGAAGGTTTGGGAAATGTTGAAATTTCAGGTAATGTTCCTACCAAAGAAGAAGAACAAGCAATAATACAACAATTGCAATCTTCCGAAGATAGTTTAGCAACTGATACAATAACACCTGAAATGGTAACTCCTTCTTTAGGAGATGAACCTAAATTACAAGGATTAGAATTTATAGGTGGCAGACCAACATTTGAAGCTACTGGTGCATTAGCAGGTGGAATACCTGGAACAGTTGCAGGTGGGTTACCTGGAAGTGTAGCAGGTGGAACATTAGGAGCTATGGGAGGTGGTCAAATTTATGACATTATACAATCAAATCTAACAGATGAAGAAATAGGTTTTGGAACTCAAATAGAAGCTGCAAAAAAAGATTTTCAAAGAGAAGCATTATTACAATCATTTTTTTCAAAGATACCAGGTATAGGAACTAAATTAAAAACAGCTATTTTTGGTAAACCAAATAAAGAATTATATGGTTCTGCAAAAAGAATGAATTTTCCTTTAAGTTTAAGTGATTCTGGAAATATGATTTCAAAAGGATATGGTAGAGTAATTGGTGTATTTCCTTATGTAGGAACTCCAATTAAAAAACAATTTGCAGCTAAAGCAGATATAATTAATAAAACTGCTGATGATACTTTAAATTTATTTGCACCTAATGTTAATTTAACAAAATTAGGTATAGATATGGCAGAGGCATCAAAATCTACTTATGGAGATTTCAGAAGAATATCAGGTCTATTATATGATGATTTTTATGATACTGCACAAAGAGTAAAAGCTCCAATAATTCCAACTGATACTTTTAAAAATTCATTAAAAAATTACATTAATTTAATTGATGATGGTGTAATTAAAGTTAAAGGTAAAAAATTAACAAGTCCTCAAAAAGATGCAATCTATCAGTATGCTAAATCTGCCGAAGGTATTGATAAATTTATTACAGTTCCACAATATAAAAGATTAATAAAAGATATACAAAAATTTTCAAAATTATCACAAAAAGAAGGTTTTGACATAAAAGTTTTAACAGGATTTAAAGGAGCATTAGAAAAAGATTTAAATAAATTAACAAATAAAAAATATTTAGATTCTTTTAATAAAGTGTTGGACACAAATCAAATGAGAAATGTTGCAGAAAAACTTAAATTTGCAAATAAAGTTTATGCTGAAGGACTTGAAAATAGTATAGTTGTTAAAAGTGCATCAGGAAAAAAAATGACTGTTCCACCAACTGTAGGTGCAAAAGCATTTGAAAAACCAGCAGCAAGTAAATTTAGACTTGTAGATAAAAATATATTTGGAGCAGGTTTTGAAAGACCAGGTTCAATAACAGCAGATCAATTAGGAAATGTAATTTTATCTAATAGAAATGTTAGTCCACAATACTTAAGAGATTTAAAAAATTTAATTGGTGATAAACCTTACAAAGGTTTAATTAGAGCAAGAATACAACAAAGTTTTGACAAATCTTTAGTTCCTTTTAGAGAAGGTGGTGTTAATGGTTTAATGTTTGATCCTTATAATTTTGAAAATGCTTTAGGTTTAAATAATGCACAAGGTAGAGAATTAGTACAAGAAATGTTAAAAGGTTCAAAATTAACTATAGAAAAATTAGATGATTTTTTTGCTATTGCTAAAAATCATGCAGGATTAGAAATACCTGATGTATCTAAATTTGTTGCAAGGAGAGCAACATTAGGTGGTACTAAATCTTTGTTTGGAGGTTTTGCTATGGGTTATTCAACTTACAAAGAACCTTTTAAAGGATTAGCTATGGTATATTTGGCAAGAAAAGGATCTGGTTTTTTAGCAAATCCAAAACAATTAGATGATGTTATGACAGTATTAGATCCTGAATCTTCAGCTTTTAAAGTAAAAAATGCAGCACTAAAAATAGCAGATGGATTAATTAGTGATAGTCAAAATAATTTAGAAAAAAGTTATTATCAAGAATATAAAGAATATTTTGAAACTACACCTTTAGATGAAGTCAAAAAAAATCTAGGATTAGATTAATAACATGAATAATTTACCTCAAGAAAACGAAAAGAAAATTATAAAACTTGAGGGAGAGTTAAGTCTAATCCACCACAAGATAGACACAATTAGAGATAATCATTTACTACATATTGATCAAAAAATTAATAACATATACAAGGTAATATGGTTCGTAGCAGCACTAGGAATAACAAGTCTTGTCAACATGGTAATGACAATACTAAAATAATCTCTGACAGACAAAAAAAAACATCAATAAAAGGAACAGTTGGCGAATACGAAACTATTGCTAAACTTACCAAAGAGGGTTTTTTTGTTGCTAAATCAGTAGATCCTGCTTGTCCTTTTGATATTGTTATCGTTGACAAAGATGGTAAAATAACACTCATTGATATTAAAACAAATACCTTTAGAAAAACAAACAGAGGTAAAAGTTTAAAAGATAAACCCAAAGGTTCTTACAGAATATGTAGAAGTCCTACAAAAGAACAAAAAAAATTAGGTATAAAATTAATAATGGTAGATTATGAAAAATAAACCTCTTAACATATCAGAATCGGCTGCTGTGCAAATGCCGATGAAAACAGTAGCTAGTTTAATTTTATTAGTGGCTGCTGGTGTATTTGCATATACAGAGCTTACTGCAAGGTTAGTATCGTTAGAAACCTCAAGAGAACTATTTGAAAATGATTTGCTCAAAAAATCAGAGCAAGTACCTGTAGATCAAGAGCAACATTTTTTATTAGAGGATCTTTATAAGTCTGTAGAAAAAATGGAAAAGACTCAAGAAATGAATATGACAAACAAAGTCAATATAGAATTTCTTAACTCACAATTAGAAAAAGCATTAGCTGATATTGAAGAACTAAAAGACAAGGTTAGAGAAAATGGAAAGAGTTACTAGAAAAATAGTTGAGTACATTAGTGATATGGAGAAGAAAGCTAAACAAATGAACTTTGTAAAAAATTTAAAAAAAGAAGTAGAAACTGGCAAACATGGTACACAAAAATATGTTATTAAAC